TGTAATAAAATCAGTAGATAGCGCTACAGCAATTACTTTATTTAGTGTATCTGTAGCTATTCCAGACAATGCAAGTTTATTCTATACACCTAATACGCCTTATGAGATAGACTTAGATAAAGCGCCTAATGTTAGAATAAACTATAACTGGTTAGATGTCAAAGAACCAGAGAATAGAAAATCTAATTTTAGCCAGACTATTAAAATACCTTTTACTAATGAAAATAATAAGTTTTTTGAAAACTGGTTTGATGTTAATTTAGACACTTTAATATATAACACTAAGACTAAGTATAAGGCTGTAATATTAGTAGATAGTGTACCACAGTTAGACGGTTATATACAGCTTAAAACAATCTATTTAAACGCAAGACTTTACGAAGTAATAGTATTTGGTGACACTGCTAATTTCTTTGCTGATATAAAAAGCAAAAAGCTTAGGGACGCTTTTATAAATGAAGATGGAACTATAGACAAACAGTTAGACCATATGAATACTTTAGCTAATATAAAAGCTAGTTATACTACTGGCTTGACTACTGTAGGTTCTGTAGTAGATAACGATATAATGTACCCTATAATAGACTACGGACATACTAACTTACCCTTATGTGACAGTATGTTTTGGAATCCTGACTACCTTGATCCATTAAGTGAAAATATGGGTAACTATACTACCCTGCAAGAAAACGCTAACTACTACGGTTTAGTACAATCACAAAACCTAAAACCTGCTATAAGGGTACAAAGACTTTTAAAGATTATAGCAGAAAAAGCAGGTTACCAGATAACTAGTTCTTTCTTAGGTTTGACTGGTGACACGCAAGACAAGACTACATTTTTTGGTAAACAATTTATGACGTTAGCGCCACAATACGAAAGAACAAGGGTTAAAACTTATAATGGTTTTTCAGCTAGTATAAGTTCTGCTATTACAGATACTTCAATGGGGTATAATATATCTGCTACTGGCTTTGCTAATCAGCTGTATGTAAACGGTTTTCAATTTGACACTATTACTTTTAATGATAATAATATTTATTCTAATACTATGCCTTTCGGTACAGTAGGACCTACTCTAAGTATACCTTACAATCCAGACGAACCAGGCGTACTACCTGCTGGGGGTATAACAATACAGACTGACTTAGAAGTAGTTACGTCAGCCACTACCCTTACTGGTAGTGATATAGATGGTTATAATGTTGTACTTACTTGGTTCTTGGGAAATGGTCAATATTATGGTGAACAAAGTGTATCTATTAATCCTGGTGTAGTAGCACCAGTACAGTTTATATCAGAAATAAGTACAGCTGTTTTGATAAGTAATTATGTTTATGCTGAACTATATTTTTACCCTACTAATAATATAGGTAATGAAGCTTTTGCTGCACAAATAAATAGTGGTACAATGCAGACTATAAATAATGAAGGCATATATAATAATGGTGGTGTAAACGCAGAAGTAGAGATAATTGAAAATTTACCAGACTTAACACAGTCAGACTTTGTAAAAGACTTACTAAATAGATATAACTTGATAGTAATGTCTGATCCACAAAATGCTAGAAACCTAATTATAGAACCTTACCAAGACTATATAGACGGTGGTAGTATACAATACTGGACTGATAAACTAGATGTATCAAAAGAACAAATTATAAGAACTACTAACGAATTACAAAAAAGGGAATTACTATTCACAGACTTAGAGAACAAAGACTATCTAAATAAAAGTTATGTAGACAAATGGAATAGGGTATGGGGTAGCGTTAAGCAATTAAATGTTAATGACTTTGCAAAAGGTAATTTTAAAACGCCTAGTATATACGCACCTTATATAGCACAAGGTATAGGACACTGGACTAATAATATGTCTAGTATGTCAGCTAATGATGAAGTAGCAATAGCGTTTAATTTTGAAGTAGATAGTAATGGTAATAGAAACCCTATTACTGACGGTAAACCTATGCTGTTTTTTTATGGTGGCGTACCACTTACCTTAACAGACCTAAATGACCAGTGGAACAATGACTGGGAATTCAACTTAATTAGTGGTGCTTATACTATTTATGGTGACACAGAAACGCTAAGTATGGATAATAAATTTCCGTTATGCGTACCGTATGACATGAATACAGTAAGTGATATTTCAGCAAGTACAAAAATGTTACACTGGGAATATTACAAACCACAATTCATTACTGGCTTTACTTTCAATATATTTGGTGAAGGCGTAACAAATCACGGTTATTACTTAGACTACTGGGCGCAATATATAAACGAAATATATAGTGATGAAGCTAGAATAATGGAATGTTATTTAGACCTTAATGAAACAGATGTTCACAATTTTAAGTTTCAAAACCCTATATATTTAAAGAATACATTATGGAGAGTTTTAAGCGTAGAAAACTATGTAGTAGGTGGTAAAGAAACCACTAAGGTTAAGTTATTAAAAGCTATATCTAAGCTTAATTATGACTGTACTGTAACGCCTAGTATATTTAATTTAAATGGTACGATAACTTTTATTGATCCTACTGACGGTAGCACAGCAGATGTTACTAATGCTTGTTGCGAAGAGTTAAATGAAAACTGGACTTTTCAACAAACTAACGCTACTACTGGTATAGGTAATTGCTTTCATAATTCTAACACTTACACAAACACACAAACTGGCACTAATATAAATAATGGGAATAATATAAGTAATACTGGTGGTGTAGTTGGTGATAATCAAATGCTACCAATGCCAACTATGCCTATTCAAAATTCAGTTACTAATATCATAACTAGAAACAGTGGTTTGTCTGCACAAGAATCTACGTTCTATTTAGAATGTGTTACTAACGGTACTACTGCTGAAAACTTGCGCCAACAAAATGTAAATGATAGGGTACTAGCTTTACCACTTGGTAGTATGGCGTATGTCAATATAGAACTAATGGGGACTATTGTAGCTGGTACTACAGGCTTTATAGGTAAGGTGGGTTTCTTTGAATACTACACAGTGCTAGTAAGCCCTTTTAATGAAGTTAAAACCTTTTCTGGTGCTTCTGGTGGAACAAAGGAAAAAGAAGTAAGAGATAATGACTTTCCAGAACCAACTGTAAATATTACTACTTATGACACTAACTTCAATTATGTTAAGTTATCAGTAACTCATTCTGGAGATAATGTTACAAGATGGTTGGCAAAAGTAAAACTATTAATACAACCACTAGGTAATAGTGAAACACCACTACTACAACGTGCTATATATCAAAACGGAAACGGTATACTGTTTCAAAATGCAGGTTCTTTATTATGGAATTAAAAGAAATGAAAACAAAAGGTAAGATGATACCTATAGTATTAAGTGTAATTACAAAGCAAGAATTACCAGGCAAAGAATACCACTTTGTATACGGTCAAGAAGAGTACACTAAAGACTATAAAAAAGTTAAAAAACAATTTAAAAGACTATTTGAAAAATGATTAAAAAGTTAAAAATACTATTAGGTGTAGAAACCAAACAAGCTGAAAAAAATATAGGTAACGTAAGCAAAAAAATAAAAAGCGTTGGAGTAGGTGGTAAGATAGCTCAAGGTGGATTAAATCTAATGAGTACAGGGTTTAAAAAGGTAGGTCTTGCTATGAAAGCAGCAGGTATAGGCTTATTCATTGCACTACTAACCCAGCTTACTGATCTATTTGGAAAGAATCAAAAAACAGCTGATACCTTTCAAAGAATAATGATTAAACTTCAACCTGTAATGGACGCTGTAGGTAAGGTAGTAGAAGTGTTAGCTGTAGGGTTAGAGAAAATGGTAGACTGGATTAGTCAAGCTATAAGCTGGATAGGGGACCTAATCGGTGTTAGTACAAGTTTTGGGACGTCAGTTAAGGTTAGTGCTGACGCTTTAGTAAATCAAAGAAAGCAAGTACAATTATTAGAAGCCGAATTAGGACTATTACAATTACAATACCAACGTGAAGCAGAGTTAATGCGGCAAATTAGAGATGATGAATCACAAAGTATAGACGATAGAATAGCTGCTAACTATGAATTAGGTAAAGTATTAGATGAACAAGCAAGGAAAGAAAGATACGCAGCAGAACAGTCATTATATTTAGCTGAATTAGAACTACGTATGAATAAAGAAAATATAGATTTACAAGTAGCTGTCACAAACGCTAAAACAAAACTAGCAGAAATAGACGAAAGAATAACTGGTCAAAGGTCAGAACAATTAACAAACCTAAATTCTTTAGAAAGGGAACGTGTAGCACAACAAAAAGAAGCGTCTGCAAAACGTGAAGAACAACTGAAGAAAGAAGCGGAAATGTTACAAGAATTAATAGACTTACAGAATGAAGATATAAAAGTAAAACAAAAAGCAAATAGAGATTTAAACGCACAATTTAAAAATGCAGAAGAAGCAAATGCAGAAATTTTAAAACAGTTAAAAGAAAAATTAAAAGCTGAGTTAAATGGTCTTAATGCAAGTGTAAAAAATGCTAAAACAAATATAGAATTACAAAAAGAACAATCACAAATGTATAAAAGTGATATAGAAGAAAAAGAAAAATTAGAAGAAGAAAGAAAAAATAAAGTTTTAAATAATATAGATGAAGAGTTTCAAGCTCTTCTAAATACTTCAGCGGTATATGACGTAATGATCGAAGGGAATGAAAAAAAGGATACGGAAAGTCTAAACTTTAAAAAAACTTTAAATAAAGCTATAAAAGAAAATGACATAACCACTCTAGAGGGAATAGACCAAACTATTGCAGCGTTTGAGCAACAAGCTAACGCCATGACTTCACACCTTAGCGATCCGGGTTACCATAAAGATTTATCTAGTAATGTAGATAAAATTATAAACAAACAACTTGACGCTTTACTTATGATGAGGGAAAAGGTTGCAAAAGAATTAGAAAGCGAAACAGATTTATTTAATGAAGCAACAAAAGAACAATTAGAAATATCTGAACAAAGCACTGTAACGTCACAGAATATAATAGCTACTTCTGCTGAAAAGAAACTAGAAATAGAAGAAAAGTATGCAAAAGAAATAGAAGAATTAGAAAAAAGTTTAGGGGTTACTAAAGAACAACTACAGTTACAAGCAGATCAAGAATTATTTTTACACTTTGAAGAAGCACAAAAAAAAGAAATAAGACTAGCTAAAGAAAAATATGATAGGCTTCTTGGTTTAGCACAAGGTAACGCTGAAGCTACAGAAAAATTAGAAAAGCAAAAAACTGAAGCTTTAGAAACAATAGAACAAAAATATATAGATGAACAAGAACAAGCTAAAACTGAATTTTATAAGTATATAGAAGTAGAAGAGTTAAACGTAAGAGAAAAGGAATTAAACGCTTTACAGTCACACTTAGATAAAATATTAGAAATAGAAGGTTTAACAGATCAACAAAGGTTAGAAGCAGAAGAAGAGTATATAAGGCAATATGATGAAGTAACTGATAGACATAGGGCAGAAGATTTAGAAAAAGAAAAAGAAAACAAACGTAAAATGACAGACCTTGCTTTAAATTCTATGAACAGTATAGTAAATATTGCAGGTCTAGGCGCACAGAAAGAAATAGCTGAACTAGAAAAGAAGTTTAAAAATGGTGCAATAAGTGAAGAAAAGTTTAATAAACAAAAAAACCAAATAGAAGGAAAGCAAAGAAAAAAAGAAAAGAAAGCTGCACTAGCACAAATAGCTATAGATACAGGTAGGCAAATTAGTTCTGCTTATACTGCTGCGCTATCGGCTGCTGCTGCTGCTGGTCCAGGTGCGCCAGTGGTTACACCTATGCTAGTAGCACAAATGTTAGCTATTGTATTTGCAGGTGTAGCACAAGCTAAAGGCGCTTTAGGCGTTAGTGGTGGTGGTGGTGCTGAAGGTGGTGTAGATGGTGGTAGTGATGTAGATGGTGATATGGGCGCTGGTGCTGTGCCTAGAATAAACTTTGGTGCAGCTGGTAATGAGCAACCACCAGTACAAGCGTTTGTAGTAGAAACAGACATAAGTAACGCACAAGCTTTACAAAGTGAATTAGACTTACAAAGTACCCTATAAACAAAAATATAAATTTAATATATAGTAGTATTATGGCATATAAAAAAAGAAAGAAAAAGAAAAAGTTAGTAGAATTAGTTATTGATGAAAGAGCTGAACGCTACGGTATAGAAGCTATAAGTTTAGTAGAGTTTCCAGCAATAGAGTCGGACTGGGTTTTTTTTAATAAAGATAACTTCTTGTCATTAGCTAAATTAGATGAAGAAAAGAAAACGCTAGTAGGTGCTGTACTCATACCTAATAAGGAGATAGTACGTTTTGACCAAGAAGAAAACGAAGAGTATTTTGTATACTTTAGTGAAGATACTATAAGAAAGGCGCAGGAACTATTTATGATTAATCTAAGAAACAATAACGCTACCTATGAACATAAGGAAACTATACACGGTTTAAGCGTTGTAGAAAGCTGGATTAAAGAAGATAAAAAGTTTGATAAGTCAAACCAATACGGTTTTAAAAATATGCCTATAGGTACTTGGTTTGTAAAAATGAAAGTAGACAATAACGAAGTATGGCAAAAGGTGAAAGAAAAATCTGTAAAAGGTTTTAGTATAGAAGGGTACTTCACTGACGTTTTGATAGAAGCTTCTAAAGCTAAAACTAATTTAAAAGACTTAGAAGATAATATAGCTGTAGTAGGCGCTTTAGATGGTGAACCTTTATTCGCTACAAAAGAAGAAGCTGAAACATACGCTAAATTATTTAAAAACTGTACTGGTTATCATGAACATAATGACGAAGGGGTAATACGCTATATGGCTTGTGAAAAGCATGAAGAAACTAAAATGGATAAATTGAATGATGAACAGTTACTAGACCGTATTAGAATAATTATAGAACAAGATGAAAAAGAAGAACTATCTATAATGAAAGAATATATAACAAAAAAAGCGTTATTAAAGTATTCTTGGGATCAGTGTATAAATGATATGGAAAAAAAATACGGTAAAAAAGCTGCACCTAAAATTTGTTCAGCAATTAAAAGCAGCACCGTAAAAAGGTAAGCTGAAAAACAATATTAATTTAATTATATATAACTATAAAAATCATTACTAAGATGAACAAAACACTTGAAAAAATTAAGACTTTATTGTCAGTAGATAATAAAGAATCAAAAGAAGTAAAAATGTATGCTGAAGCTATACTAGATGATGGTAGAGTAATAGCAACAGAAGATGAAAAAATGAACATAGGTTCTGAAGTATTTGTAGTTTCTGATGATGGTGAAGCGTCACCACTAGCAGAAGGTACATATACACTACAAGACGGTAGTAAAGTAAGTGTAGATAAAGATAGTAAGATAGTAGACTTCGGTGCAGATGAAGAACAAAAGAAAGAAGAGTACGAAGATAAAGAAGAAATGGCTGAAGAAGATGAAACACCTGCTGAAAAAGCTGACTGGGCGAAGTCTTACGAAGAGTTAAAAGATAGAGTAGAAGAACTTGAAAAAAGAGTTTTTGGCGAAGATAAAGATGTAGAGGTAGAAATGAAAGAAGAGATCAAAGAAGAAGTCAAAGAAGAAATTAAAGAAGATGACAAGGTGGAAATGTCAAAAGATATGGTAAACAGTTTAGTAGAAGAAGTAGAACACTTGAAAACTAAAATAGTAGAACTAGAAAAAGAACCAGGTGCTAATGGGTTTAAACATAATCCAGAAGTTGCTTCTAAGAAAGAAACTGTTAATATGTCAAAGCTTTCAACTAAAGAAAGAGTTGCATACTTTATGAATAGAAATAAATAATAATAATTAAAATTTAAAAAAATGGCGAATAAAAAATATAATTTTGCTGATACTGTAACTTCTAACTATGCTGGTGAAGCAGCAGCAGGGTATATATCAGCTGCGTTACTTTCTGGAACTACTTTAGCTGAAAATAACCTAACCTTTTTAAACAACGTAAAATACAAAGCGAACCTAAGAAAGATCACTATTGCTGGTACAGCAGGTAACTTGATGGCTGACGCTACTTGTGACTTTACTGATTCTGGTACACTTACTTACGCAGAAAGAGTATTAGAACCTAGAAACTTTGACGTAAATATGCAACTTTGTAAGCAAGACTATTTAAGTTCTTGGGAGGGTGCAAACATGACAGCTGGTCTTAATGGTACTTTACCTCAAGCTTTTGGTGACTACATTATAGGACAAACTGCTGCAAGAGTTTCACAAGAAATAGAACAATCTATCTGGAATGGAACTACTGATGAAAACGGACAGTTTGATGGCTTTAGAAAATTATTACTTGCTGATGGTGATGTAGTAGATGTTGCTGGTGCGACTACTTTAACAGCTGCAAATATCGTAGCTGAAATAGGTAAAGTAATGGACGCTATACCTACAGCTGTTTACGGTAAAGAAGATTTAAGAATCTTTATACCTACAAGTGCTTATAGATTCTATCAACAAGCACAAGCTGCTTTAGGTTATGCTAACTTATACAACGCACAAGGTGAAGTACCTTTAACATTTACTGGTATTAAATTAGCACACGCACCTGGTTTAGCTGATAACACTATCGTAGCTGGTAGAGTTTCTAATATGTTCTTTGGTTCTGACGGTTCTAACTCAGAAGTAAAATTATTAGATATGGCTGACCTTGATGGATCAGATAATATCAGAGTAATCATGAGATTTACTGCTGCTATTAACTATGCTTTTGGTTCTGATATGGTACTATACGCAGGGTAATAACAATTAATGGGGGTTTAAATGTACCCCCTTTTTATAAACAATATAAAACTTAAATAAAATGGCTTGTAATTTAACACGTGGAAATCTAGTTGACTGCAAAGATCAAATAGGGGGTTTGAAAAAAATCTTCTTTACTAGTAGCTTCTGTTCTAATATTCGTAGTGTATGTACTTTAGGAACTGGCGCTACAGCTAGCGTTATGTCTGCTGCTGGTTTTACACTTTGGGATATAGCAGCTGATGTAGGTGGTACTAATAAAACTACTGTATTTCAATATGACCTTAGACCTAATCTATCGTCTATGACGGTAAACGCTACTACTGATCCTGCAACTGGGACTACATTTTTTGAACAAACTTTATCTATATCTTTACAAAAGCTTACTGCTGCGCAATCAAATGAAATTAAACTGATGTGCTACAACAGAAGTCAAGTATTTGTGCAAGATATGAATGATAACGTATTCTTATTAGGAATGAATAATGGCGTAGATGTTTCTGGTGGGACTATTGTAACTGGTGCTGCAAAAGGTGACATGACTGGTTTTACTTTAGAATTAAGATCTGAAGAAACTGATCCTTTAATTTGGTTACCTGCTACAGCTGGACCTGGTAATAATTCTGGTACTGCTACTGTAGGCTATCCGTTTGACGGACTTAGTGATGAAACTAATTTAGTAATCACTGTCGGTACTTAATCAATAATCGTTACTCAATACTATTAAAGGGTAGTCTTAACAGATTACCCTTTTTTATTAAATAAACTTTACAAATAATAAAATAGTATTAAGTTTTTTTTACAATTCACACAAATAAAAACGATTTAACAATTTCTATATATACTATAAACACTTAAAATTATGGCTTGGAAAGTAAAAGAAAAATACAGAGACTATAAACCTGGTACTATGAATCTATCTTATGGTGAACTATTACCACACCAAATAGAAAAACTAAGTGAAGTAGACAAAAAAAAGTATTTCACAAATGACACACCTAAACCAAAAAAGAAAAAAAAGGTGGAAAAAGTAGAAGTAGATACAAACCCTTATAATGAATATACTGACTAATGATTAGGGAAATTATTTTAAATGAAGAAGTAGCAAAAGAATATTTAGATAAACTTGATTTATTAAATACTAAAGAAGAAAAACAAGCTTTAGCAGAAGAATATTGTACAAAAATTGTAAAAGAATATAGAGATGTATCAAGTTAATTTTAATTCAGCAACAGCTTTATATCAAAAAGACTTAAACTTTTATATAAACATACATTCTATTACTGGACTAGATGACACTACTGCTACGTTTACTAATTTTATATTAGCAGAATTTAGAGGTACTAACACTAACTGGGTAAGAACAGCTATAGGAACAGGAGATTCAAGTTCAAGAAATAATCAAAGATACTGGAACATAAAATTCAGTCTATATAATTCTTCTTTTAGTGGTGCTTTTGATACAACAGGGGCTAGAAATTCTGGGAATGTTTTTTTACCAAGTGAAGAAGTGTATAATGTTACTTTTTATTATCAAACAAGCACTACTAATTTAGATGTAGCAAACGCTACTAAAATAGACTGGTGTGAACAGCTTTTCATTCAAAGACAGTTTGACGATCAATACAACCAAGCACCAGTAAGTAGCTTTACACAATATACTACTAATGATGTCAGTAGTACAACAACTAATACTAACGTAGAATATGGAACGCAAACAGCATAAAAATAAATCTGAAATATCGGTATTACATTTATCAGAATTTAACCTACCTTCAATAGGTGAATTTTCTAATAAGAACTACATATCTTTTGGTGATGATAACTTATACCCTCAATACTTATTAGAATTATACAATGGTAGTAGTATTAATAGTGCTATTATTAAAGGCGTTTCTGCTATGATCTACGGTCAAGGTTTGGAAGCTACAGATAGAGATAATAGTAATGAACATAAAGAACAGTGGTTACGTTTAAAGTCATTATTAAGACATTCACAGAAAGACGTTCTAAAGTGCCTAGCGTTTGATTTAAAGCTGTTTGGTATGTGTTATGTAAACGTAATATGGAACAAACCTAGAACTAAAATAGCGCAGATACACCATATACCAGCGCAATATATACGAAGTGGTAAAGCAAATGGTGACGGTATGGTAGATA